CGGTAGACCACCAGGGGGAGCGACGCCATGGTCTCCGAGAGAATGCGTACGCAAGCGTAGACCGCAGCAAGGCGCATGGCCGAATCGGCCGAGACACGCATGCCGGAGATACTTCGAGCCGAGACTGGCTCAAAGTAAAAGTCTCCCCAGGGTGAGCGATCACTTTGGACTCCAATCCTGGAGGCTCTGAAGCGGTCAAAGAAGTTAAAAATTCCCATGACGTCAGAGCACCATCAACTCGTAGTCGGATCCCAGCACCACCGATTCGCCCGGTTTGATCGCCCGTGAAAGAGCCATGATCAGTGCCACGATGCCGTCTATCTTGTTTTCTGGTCTTTCCTTCCTTGGATAGATGTTGTCTTTGACGTCCGTGTGGGCGACCACGTTGCTGGCCATCCAGGCCAGCACCGGGTCGCCGTCATGAACGAGCTTCTTTTGCAGGACCAGGGCCTCAAGCGTCTTCATCGGCTCGCTGAAGTTCAGCACCGTGGGGCGAACTTCGATCATGGGCAGGCCCTCGGACAACATGCGCGTGGACAACTGCGTGGCCTGGAACGGGTCAAAGGCCACGGCTTGCACAGAAAACCGTGACGAGATGTCCAGCAAATCGGCTTCGATCCAGCTGAAATCGATCACGTTGCCCGGCGTCACCGAGAGGCGTCCTGTATGGGCCCAGCCCTCGTATTGGCTGTTGCCCGCCGCCTGGACCGTGTCCTCAGGCAGGTAGTACTTGCCAAACACCGCGTATGCGTCTGGTGTGTCAGGGTGCTCGAACACCATGACGAGCGCCGCGATGTCCGTCTTGCTGGCCAGATCCAGCCCCACCCAGCAGGGCTGGCCCAGGAACTGGTCGAGCTCTAGATCGGGGTTGGCACTGGCATCCCAGGACCGCATGTCCATCCAGGCCGTGTCCGCACTCACCCATTCGTTGAGGTGCTTGGTCTTGAAGTTGTTGACCGCGCTGGGCAACTGCATGGCCTTGGCCTGCAGGGGCACCAGGATCTCCTCGCGCACCGAGATGCCCCAGTTGGGGTTGGCTTTGATGAGCGAATCCTTGGCGGCCCAGTCATCACCTTCATCGAGCCCGTAGATGATTCCGAACTGGGAGTCGTCTTCGAACACCCTGTTGAGCAGCTTGGTGACAAAGCTTCGGACCTCGTAGCAGATGCCCGATCGGTTGCTGCCAGCCGTGGTGATCACCCACAGCAGTGAGTTGTCCCGCTTGCCGGTACCGGTCTCCACCACGTCATAGACCGTTCGGGTCTTGTGGGCGTGCAACTCGTCGATGCAGCCGAAGTGGATGTTCAAGCCGTCGAGCGTGGAGCCTTCTGCCGAGAGCGCCTCGAACTTGGAGCCGGTTTGCAAGACATGCATGTTGTGCGCCCCGACGTTCACGGCAAAACGGTTCCTGAAGCCCGGGCTCAGGCGTGCCATGGTCTGGGCATCGCCAAAGACGATGCGTGCCTGATCCCTTGTGGTGGCCAGCGAATACACCTCAGCGCCGCCTTCACGGTCGGCTGCCAGCATGTAAAGACCTACTGCCGAGGACAGGGTGGATTTAGCGTTGCCCCGAGGCACTTCGATGTAGGAGCGCCTAAAACGGCGCTTGCCGTCCGATTTGACCCACCCAAAGACCGTGGACAGGATGAACACCTGCCAGGGCTCCAGAACGATCATCTTGCTGGCCAGTGGGCCTTTGACGTGGGGCAATCGCTCAATGAAGGCGCACAGGTTGTCCGCTGGCCTGTAGGGCCTGCCATAGCGGTCAAGCAGTTCCGGGTTGAACTGGTAGAGACTGCTCTTGCGTTTGAAGCGGATCAGGTCATCGAGCTGGCGTTTGCAGGCTTTCTGGACCCACTCGCAGGTCAGGATCTCATGGGAGACAACGCGCTCAGCATATTGTTTGGCGCTCGCGGCGTATGTGCTCATCCTGTATCCCTTTGGGTCAACCCACGATGTCCTCCCAGAGATCGAGCTCCTCGCCCGGGCGTTCGTTTGGAATGGAGATGCGCGAGCGAGATGCCGGGGTGAATCCCATCTCGATCGCAGCTTTGGTCATGATCTGGGCCTGCTTGTTCGCAATGGCCAGGTAAGGCGACTGCATGGGCACGCCGCTGTGGGGCGCCTTCACCAAGAGCCCGGTCTTGCCGATGCCCGCCTGAGCCTGCCGGTAGAGATCTGCCGCACAGGCCCAGGTCTCAAGCACGGACATGTCCAGCTTGCGGATCAGCGTGGGCGGGGCACATTCCAGCGCATAGCGCCAGGCGGCTTTGGCACCCTCTGGCATGTAGTCCGGAGGCTCGACCAGCAAGCCCTCTGGGACGGGCTCGTGGTAGTTGGTCCGGCATGGCTGCAAGGTCCCTTTGATCTGCTTGACTTGAGTCGGCAGTGGCTTGCGTCCACCCATAAATCACCCGCTTGGTTTGATGTTCATCTGATGCACTGCCTTTGCTGCAGGCTTTGGGGGATACCCCCCCTTGTTTAATTTGCACGCACAAAAATTTGCGCAGGCCAACGCATCTTGGGCGGCAGTCTGTAGAGATTCATCCCCCCTACCCCCTCAGGACGGGGTCACTGGCGCGAGGACGCGGTCTCTGAGGCGGTCTTGGCGTTGTGACAGGGCACGCACAGGCTCTGCAGGTTCGCTCGCTCAAAGCGCTCACCGCCGTCTTTGACTGGAACGATGTGGTCAACGACCTTGGCCGGTTGCAACAACCCCTTGGCATGGCACCTGCAGCAAAGCGGGTTATCCCGTAACACCGCTGCACGGGTGTTGCGCCACCTGGCCGATTGATAAAAGCCCAGCTCCGTATCAAACCCTCTGCGCGCACGCCCGTACTCACGGTGCACTTTCGACTGGTGATTGGCGCAGTACCCAGGCACGTTGAGCACCTGTGCGCAACCTGGGTATCGGCATGGAGTGGGCGCACTTCGCGGCATCTCAATCGTCTTTCAAGGAATAAGCGACAGCTTCAAAAATTGACTTGGCTTCATCTTGATTCAGAGCGTCAATCCATCACATTGGATGAACGAAAGGAACCAAGCCAATGAAACAAAACAAGGACCTGAACAAGCTGCTCGAGCAGATCGCTCTGAAGCATTTCTTTATCGAAACGCTGGAGACACAGCACAGCGATCGCCTGGACTTCCACGACGTCGCGGTCTGGTCCATCAAGAGCGCGCTGGAGGCTGCTTACGCCGCAGGGATCGAAGCAGGAAAAAACACATCAACAACATCGAAAGGCAAACAATGAAACTCACGGACACCCAACGCGCGTTGCTCGAAGCGGCTGCGCAGCATCCACAAAAGAAACTGACCAACTTCCCCGACACCCTCAAAGGCGGTGCTCGCATCAAGGTGCTGACCTCGATGCACAACGCAGAGCTCATCGAGCCAAGCGCCGCAGAGCCTGAGGTGTACGTGGCCACAGCCACAGGACTGCAGGCGATTGGCTTCACGAGTCAAGCGCCGCGCGCCAAACGCGAAGGCACCAAGCAAGCCGTACTGATTGAGCTGCTCACACGCGCAGAAGGTGCCACGCTGCCCCAGATGACCGAGGCCACGGGCTGGCAAGTCCATTACGCCGATGTCCTGGTTATGCCGACCAACATCAGCAACTCGGCCTGTGTGGTGGAGCACGCTGCTTTGCGGTCGGCATAATCACAGAGCATCCAAGAAGGTGAGCAGTTTGTCACTCGGGCGGAAGCGACCGGGTTTTGTTTCTATTGGTGCTGTCTTGGCCAAAGCTCGTTCTTTGATCCCCAAATCTGCATGCAGGTAAATTTGCGTCGTCTCGACCTGTTCGTGACCAAGCCAGAGCGCTATCACTGATGTGTCGATACCTGCCTGCAACAGACGCATGGCAGCAGAATGTCGCAGCACATGCAAGGTCACCCGCTTACACGTCAGGGATGGACAAACAGCAGTGGCATCCGCGACATATCCTGCAAGTCGGCGTTCAAGCGCATCTCGACTGAGCGTGCGTCCACTTTGTGTTGGGAACAGTGGTTCACCAGGCTGACCTGAACGCTCGGCCAGCCAGACCCGCAAGACGGCCACAGTACTCGAAGTCAGTGGTGTGACCCTCTCCTTACGTCCCTTGCCATTACAACCCACATGTGCGCCTGCGCCAAGATGCACATCGCTGCAGCGCAGTCCGATGAGTTCGGATGCTCGAAGTCCAGTCTGGACCGCGAGGCTGAACAGGGCCATGTCGCGCCGCCCGGTCCAGGTTGCCCGATTTGGCGTGGCCAGTAGGGCCTTGATTTCCCCCTCACTCAGGTAGGTCACGAGCCGTCGCTCGAAGCGTTTCGGTGGGATAGCGAGAACACGATCGATGGTGGCAGCATGTTCGGGATGGCGAAGAGCCGCATAACGGAATAGAGAGCGAATCGCCGCCAACCGCGCATTGCGGGTGCGCACACTGTTCTTTCTGTCGCGCTCCAGATGGTCAAGGAAGGCACCGATCAATGGCGAATCGAGATCGTCGATGTCGAGTTTGGCTGGCACCTTACTGTATCGTTCCGAAGCGAAGACCAACAGCAGCCGCAGTGTGTCGCGATACGCCTGAAGAGTGTTCGGACTCACCTGGCGCTGGCGGATGAGCCGATCACTGAAGAATAGTTGTAGTGTTGTGGCGAGGGTGGTCATACGTCACCTCGCAGGTGACGATCGAGTCTTTCGCCTGCCAGCCCCAGTAACTCCGGCGCGGCTGACAGGTACCAATAGGTACCGCCAGGATCGGTATGACCAAGATAGGTGGACAGGATCGCAAGGCGAGAGCCGGGAGCGGCTGTCCTGTAGTCATCGGCGATGGTGCTGACAGCAAAGCTGTGCCGAAGATCATGAATCCGTGGTCGACATCTCGTCGAGCGCGCAACGATGCCGCAATGGTGCAGCAGTTTTTGGAAGATCGGCTGCACGCCCGTATAGCGCAGTCGTTTGGCGGTCGAACTGATCAGCAGGGGCGACGTGTTCCGCGCACCGGGGCGATCATCTCGGCACAGGTATTCGTTCAGCGCCGCGACGGTGCTCGGATGCAGTGGCAAGGCGCGCGCCTTGTCGAACTTGCCGTGCCGGATGGTAACCATGCCGCTGCCCGCATCGAAGTCATCTCGGTCGAGTCCTATCGCTTCTCCGATCCGCATGCCGCTCACCGCCAGCAAGCCGATCAGCGTGCGATAGGTTGCCTGCACATGCGATCCACGCAGGATCGCTGTGGCTCGCATCAAATCCGCAATTTCCTGCGCGGTGTAGAGATATGGCGTTGCGCGACGCCCTCGTGCCGGCAGAAGTTCTCTGGGCGGCACCTCGGTCATTGGATCGAGTGTTTGCATGTGCCGAGCAAACAGACGAACATCGGCCAGACGTCTGGAGGTCCAAATCACGTCTGCACCGCAAGGGAGATCCGCCCAGGCTAGCGCCGTTTCGGTCCGAACATGGGTCTCACCGCGATCTTCGGCGAAGGTGACGAACTGGCCGAGAAGCCGCTCTGCCTTGTCCATCTTGTAGCCGAGGGCGCGCCTCATGCTCAAATAATCAACAAGGTAATTTCGTAAGTTGCTCATAGCGCGCCCTCCGGCCAAGGGCGTGCGATCAGACGTAAGTTGTCACGGTCCACCTTGGCGTAAATCGCCGTGGTCGCGGTGCGGCGGTGGCGCAAGAGCTGACCGATCTCCGGCAAGGATGCACCGGCTCGTAAAAGCTCTGTTGCTGCGGTGTGGCGCAGGCGATGCGCATGCACTCGCCCAAGGCCAGCGCGCCGAGCGACGTCCGCTACGATGGTGCTCACACGGGTCGTGCTGAGCGCGTGATGTGGTGCCAAGTGCCTGACGAACACGGTCCGCTCTTTGGCATGCGTCGGTCGGCCGTGTTGCAAATATTCGGCGACTCTATACCCAACATCGGGGGGCAGGGGCACTTGTTCATAACAATTGCCCTTGCCGTGAACACTGATCGTACCTGCGCGCCAGTCAATATCGTCAAGCCTGAGCCTAGCAACCTCTCCGCGCCGCAAACCGAACCGGACCAATAAGGTCAAGATTGCCAGATCACGGCAACCGACAGCGGTGTCGACATCGCAGGCGGCAAGCAAGCGACGCACCTGATCGGGCTCAAGCCCCTTGGGCAGACCGGCCAGCCGACGGCGGAGCACCTTTGGTGCAGCGTGGACGAGCGATCGCTCCGTGACGCCATCGAGATGCAGGAAGCCAAGGAACGAACGCAGCGCTGTGACCGTCAGTTTTGCCACGCCAGCGTTCAGTTGCGGACACCTCGCAACCACGAAGGCGGTGACATCGGCCGATTTCAGATTCCGGAGATCGAGACCACCTTCAAGTACCCTTTGGGACAGGAATGGACGCAGGCAATCGATATACCGCGCGGCCGTTACCATGGCCAAGCTGCGTTCTGCCGTCAGGAAGATTCGGTATCGATCGAGAATTGCGCTTGCGGGGTTTGGGGATACTGGCGCCTCAAGAGGAGGCGTGATCTTCAGCCGACAGAGATAGTCCAGGATCGGACGCAGTGTTTCATGCGTCTTGTGTCTAGAGTAGCCAGCAGAGCGGCGATCAAATAAGAAACGATCCACCAGTTGGAACGATAGATCACCTGCGGATAGTTCGTGGACCTGCAGCCAATCGTTCAGATCAGCAAACAACTTCTTCTTTTTGGCAACGGTACTTGGTTTGTATCCTTGCCGAAGTAACTCAACTTCAAAATCCCGCAAAAGATCATCGCGGGCGCATACAGCTTGGGCTTCTAGGGGTTTGATCGACATGAGAACTCCTTGAAATAGGGGCTCTCATCATGCGCGTGACATCTTTTTTATGCCGACTTCATCGCAACTCTTTCCGCTACACAGGCCGGATTTCCGACGCAGGTCGGCATAACCAGGACATCGGCGTAATGAACCTTATGCCGATGTCGGCATAAAGTCCACACCGTACGCGGCGCCTTTGCCGGCGCCTTCAAAAAGAAATTGGGGCTGCAAATCACCTCGACGAAAGAGTCGGGTGCAGAGCGGATTTACCGCGTCGCCTGATCAGGAGCCACGCCATGAAAACAATGACCATCAGTATCGAAAGAAAGCCCTTGACCGTTGAGATCCATGGGCAAGTGATTGAAGTTGAAGAACTCAGCGTTCGCCTTCCCTTTGCGCGCAAACCGGCAGACCTCAAGGACATGAGCGCCAGCGAGGACTGCGTGGTGTACGTCACCGAGACACGGTGCATGACACCCGAAGAGTTCGATGGATTTGCGGCCAACCTGCAGGTCTCGCGAAACTGGCTATCTGGCAAAGGCGGGTACGTCGGCCAGGGCCGTCTGTGTGTTGAAGTGCATGCACCTGGTCGACCGTTCCTGTACGTGGATCCCAGTGGAAGCGACTACGGGAGGTACGTGGCCCGTCTGGGTTAGGTGCCTCACTGAAAACCGACCAACTTACTCGACCAAAGCCTTGGCTTCTTGATCGATCAGCGCGTCAATGGCGTCATCGCACACAGACACGGAGCCCACCATGACCTGCAACCAGATCCCTGCCACCCATAACGAAGCCTGGGGCTTTTGGGGCACGATGAACAACCAAGCAGCAGTGGCCTGGCCGATCGCGATGATCGCGATCTCGAACGCCACTTGTCAGCCCCTTGAATCGGTTCGCGCCTTCCTGGACAGTTGTCATGGTCGCCACTTTGCCGATGATGTGCTCAACGGCCTGCACGCTGGAGAAAACCTGCAGGATGCGATCCACGCCGCCACCCAACGCTGGATGGGCTGGACCATCGGGCGTCTGACAAGTCAGCGGCACGGTATCCCCAAGGGCATGCCCTACCTGACGGGCTTTGTGATTCACTGCGAGATCATCGAAGAGGCACTGGCCGACTGACGCACCCGCAGGGCTTCAAAGCTCCGGCGCAGCGCGTAGCTGCGCACGATCGACACGACCGTGAAGATCAGACCGATAAGCAGATTCTCTGTGACGGTGACGGCCAGGCCGAAAAGCGGAAACACCAACACCTGCGTGACCACCGCCACCCCGTAGCCCACCAGGACATTGGCGAGCGATTCCACGAGAGACATGAGACGCGACTGCTTCATGCTTCGGCATCCTCTGGATCGGCTGTGACTGCTATGCCCGCCAATGCCGTCAGATCATTGAATTTGACCGCGTCAGCTTCCCTGTAGGCTTCTTGCCCACTCCAGTCCTGCCAGCGGCGCACGATCACGTCCACGTACTTGGGATCGAGTTCGATCAGCCAGCCGATACGACCGGTTTTCTCAGCGGCGATGAGGGTGGTGCCAGAGCCGCCAAACGGATCGAGCACGATGTCACCCGGTCGGCTGGAATTGCGGATCGCTCGCTCGACCAACTCCACTGGCTTCATGGTCGGGTGCAGATCGTTCTTCTGCGGCTTCTTGATGTTCCACACATCGCCCTGGTCGCGATCCCCACACCAGTGGCGGTTTTCTCCTTCGGGCCAACCATACAAGATGGGCTCGTACTGGCGCTGGTAGTCGGCGCGGCCGAGCGTGAAGGTGTTCTTGGCCCAGATGATGAAGGTGGACCACTTTCCACCGGCAGCCCGGAAAGCCTGCTGCAGGGTGTCCAGTTCGCTCGACGACATGGCGATGTAAGTCGCCCCGGCGCAGCGCTCCAGCATTGGCGTCAATGCGGCCAGCAAGAAGTCGTAGAAACCATCGCCCAAGTTGTCGTTCAGGATCGGGCGGTCCTTGCCGCGCATCTTGTCCTTGGCGCTGTTGGCATAGTCCACGTTGTACGGTGGATCGGCGAATACCATATCGGCCTGGGCTTCTGCCATGAGCAGCTCGTAGCTCTTGGGATCGGTGGCGTCCCCACACACCAGCCGGTGATTACCCAGTTCCCAAACATCACCCGGACGGGAGATGGGAGTGGCCGATACTTCGGGCACCGCATCGTCATCCGTCTGGCCATCGACCGTGGTCTCTTCGCCCGCCATGATCTCGGCCAGCGCGTCGGCATCGAAGCCAGTGATGTCCAGATTGAAACCGTCCTCCTGCAAGGACTGCAGTTCGATGCGCAGCATGGCGTCGTCCCATCCGGCGTTTTCTGCGATGCGGTTATCCGCAATGATGAGGGCGCGGCGCTGGGTGGGTGTCAGGTGATCCAGCACAATCACTGGCACAGTCTCCAAGCCCAGTTTTTGTGCGGCCGATGCACGCCCATGCCCCGCAACAATGACGCCATCAGAGCCAGCAAGGATGGGATTTGTAAAGCCAAACTCGACAATGCTGGCAGCGATCTGCGCCACCTGCTCCTCGGAGTGGGTGCGGGCATTTCTGGCGTAGGCAATCAGCTTTGCTGTGGGCCAACGCTCGATGTGTGTAGAAAGCCAGGGTTCAGACATAGGTGGATTCACTTTGACGTTGCCGAGCGACCACCTCAAAAGTGTCGCCCGTGGCGGCCAGGGTGACTGGCACGCCAGGGAAGTTTTGTTGGAAGCGGAGCAGCGCCACATCGATGTACTCCGGCGCGATCTCAACGGCACGACCAATCCGCCCGGTGCGCTGCGCAGCCATCAGCGTGGTGCAGCTGTCGCCAAAGGGCTCGAAGACGATCTCGCCCTCATCGGTGTAGGCCTCGATGACCTCCATCGGCAGCGTCACCGGGAATACGGCTGGGTGGTCGATGTCCTTGCCGATCTTCCCTTTGTGGCGCATGACTCGGATGACCGAGTCGGGGATGCGGTGGTCCTGCGTCGGCTGACCGGCAGCGGTCCAGCCGTTGACCTGGCCATCTTTGCCACGCATGGCCGTGGAGGATCCATCGGCACGCAGGTGGGTCTCTTGGCCAGCAAACTTGCAGGGCACCGTCTTGTTAGGTTTGCGCGTCTGCCGGTTGAAGTGAAAGATGAATTCAAAGCTGGGCGCCAGACGACCTTGCCAATCCCCCGGCATCCCCGGCCCCTGGTCCCAGACGTACCAGGCAAAGCGCCGCCAGCCTTGGCTACGCATCCACTCCAGCCACTGGCCCCAGTACGGGATGAACTCGTTGTCGCGGTGGATCAGCCCCAGATTGACCAGCATCTGACCGTCGGCAGCCATGGGCACTTGCGCGAACACGCCGCGCATCAGGCCATCCCAGTCGGCGATGCCGCCAGAGGTGTAGTCACGCTGGTTGCCGTAGGGCGGCGAGGTGAAACACAGGCTGGCCTGCTCGCCCTGCATCAGGGTGGCGACCACGGATGGATCGCTGGCATCGCCGCAGATCAGGCGGTGCGGGCCCAGTTGCCAGACGTCGCCAGGGCGGGAGATCGGCTGCTTGGGAGCTTCGGGGATCTCATCATCCTCATCGCTGGCCGGTTCTTCGTCGGTATCCGAACCATCTGTCTCTCCGATGTCGGCCAGCATCTGGGCCAGTTCGTCATCGTCGAAGCCGGTGAGCAGCAGGTCATAACCCGACTCGGACAGTTCCGCCATTTCGAGCGCCAGCAGCTCCTCGTCCCACCCGGCGTCCAACGCCAGTCGGTTGTCGGCGATCACGTAGGCCCGCTTTTGCGCAGGGGTCAGGTGCCCCAGTTCAATGACCGGGACTTCGGCCAATTCCAACTTGCGCGCCGCCGCCAGACGACCGTGGCCCGCGATGATGCCGCTCTCGCCATCGACCAGGATCGGTTGGGTCCAGCCAAACTCCACGATGCTGGCCGCGATCTTGGCAATCTGGGCTGGCGAATGCGTGCGCGGATTTCTGGCGTACGGCAGCAGTGCATCGATCGGACGGTATTCGATCTGCAGGTTTGGCGTCATGGAATTGAAAAACCCGCCGAGCGTTGCCGCCGGGCGGGTGAGAAATATTCAGGGGGTGGTAACTGTCAGGGGCGGTGGTAACCACAGGCCGGTAACCTGGCCGGGTGGTAACCTGTTTTTCAGGGCAGTCGCTATCGAAATCTCGCGCTGTTGCCCCCCGCATTACTATTTGGCCAGGAAGGACCCGTTGATTTCCTCAGGTGCGAGGTGTTTTTGACGTCCCCATGCATCGCTGCACTTCTGTCCTGACCGTAGCTGAAAATGTACCCTCAAAAGGGCCTTCATGCTGCATTCGGATCTGGGCACATTCTTCGCTCTGGCCCGCATTGACAGCAGGTATTACGCCCATCCACGCCAAAACACGTTAAATCACGCAGCGCCGAGTCCCCGATTGAGTTGATGTGCCACCAGCTCCATGACCCGGTGCCAACGCCGCGAAGCGGTGTTGCGGTCACAGGCGAAGCGCCTGCCGATCTGCTGCCACTCGTAGCGGTTGGCGCGCATCCAGACCAGGTGCCGCTGCTCCAGATCCAGCCACTGAACCCAGCGCATGGTCTCGAGCATCCGCTCCACGGCTTGTGGACTGGGTGGCATGGACCGATACACCCGTTCGGGGTCGGGATAGCGTTCGGGCACCTGCATGGCCAGCGTCATCCAGGGGTTGAAGTAGCCAGCGGGGCGTACGCGTGGCAGCTTGTGCGCGGTCTCAGCAGCTTCAGCGAACCGGGCCGCCACGGCATCAGCCGTCCACTGGGTCATGAGTTCAGCCATGGCGCTTGCCTCCCTCGCCGTAAAGACGTTCACCCAACCTGCGTACAAACTGCTTTTCGATCCAGTCCAGGCGCTCGTCCTGTTCCGACACCACCAGGATGTGGTCATTGCGCCAACCCTCGCGTTTGACAGCGTCAAGGTCAGTCGTTGTGGGCTGCAGGTTGCCCAAAGGGCAGCGGTAGCGGTATTGGGGCACCTTCATGTCACACCCCCTCTGTTGCCATTTCACGGGCCAGGTACAGCAAGGCGATGGCGTCGGCCTCGTTGTCATCGGCCGGGTTGTGGCCACGGCCTCGCACGGCTGCCACCATCTCGTCCTTGCTGGCGTTGCCCTTGCCAGTGGCATGC